AATCATGTCCCCATGCCCTTTTTCATGTTCAGATTGTTCATGAAAATACTTGGCAATATTTTTAAGTTGTAAAACTTCAAATAAAGATTCTATTTGAGTATATATCAGTTGGTTTCTATATTCATGAATAATTTGTTGGTTAAAAATATCATTCAAGCTGGGTGAAATATTCATTTTTCTCTCCTTTCTACATTAGTCGAGATAATTTAGACTAAAGTACTTTTCCTCCACGTCCGACGTTCGATGCCCCATCCCGAGTATTTTGCCCTTCTTCTCCTAATTCAGAGGTACTTTTACGGGGTCTACCTCTTCTTGCTTTTTTCTCATCAGTCGGAGGTGTTGAAGCAGGCATTTTTCCTAAAGCGGGATTTACCTTTAACAGTTGTTTTTGTTGCTCAACTGACGGAGGAGTTAGCAGAGCCATAAAGTTACTAGCTTTTGATTCCTCCATATGTTTTCTAAGGTGTGCTGGTTTCATGCCAATTGCAGCAGCTATTTTTTGTGGCATCACAATACCTTTATCAAATAAGTCCATTGCTGTATTTAATCTTATTTCTCTGTTTGTAAAGAATTCGGTGCCTTCAAAATTTATAGCAAACTTAAAAGTTTTAGTTTTTTTGTTGATAAAATATTCCATAAAATAATTAAACTGTTCATATAATGCAGTCATCATTTGTTCATCAACATTTAAGCTTAATTGTGTTTCTACAGCATTTGGTTTTATATTGCTGCTAAATATCAGGTTTGTGTTAACCCCACTCGAGGCTAACGCTGTTCTTAAAAAGCTATCATACATTTCATTATCTGATTCAAAGCTAATACCCTTTATATTTTGTAGTGGTGCAGATGCAACTTTAACCGCATCAGAGATAGCGCTTTTTACCAAAGCCATAAATTTACCAAGCAGTTCCGGACTAACAGCAATCGTATCTTTAACAGTTGCTTTAGAATCACGGTTTAGCATAGGAACTTCACCCATAATCATTTTACTAGCAGCAGCCATTGATATATTTTTCTGCAAGTTTCGCATCAAGCCTTGTAAAATTAAGTCATTAAACAAAGGTGTAAAATAAGGAAGTCTTGCTCCCAGTTCCGGTGAAAGTTTAAAACATACACCAAAAGTTACCGGAATGTCTACCCAGTATATCCAACTTGAATTTCCTCTAAGTTCTGGAGCTATTGAAGGTTTATATTTTTTATCTTTATTGCTTCCGCCCCATAATTGATTATATTTTCTTTTAAAAAAAGAGGGATACATATTTATATCCACGCCCGGCTGTATAAACCAGTACATGTTAAATGAAAATAAAAATCCACCTTCCCACCTTCCCGTTATTTTACAATATTCGGAAGGAAGCTCTTGGAGAATATATTTATTTTCTGTTTCAACAAAACAACCAAAAAATGCGTCATTTCGTAACATTTCTCTTACAACAACACGAAGCTCTTTTTTATATTCAAACTTTTCTAAGAATTCCTCTACTGATTCTAAGTCTTTTTGATATCGAGGCGTTTTTAGGTCTTTTGTGTCAGCATCTGATGTATATGTTATATCAAAAGCAAGCATATTGGCTAGATATGCAATTAGTCTTTTATATACCATTGACCTAGTTTCAAAATCTTGAGAAAATTCTTGAAGCTGTAATTCATTATACTGAGGACGCTTCATTGCGTCATCGAGCGAGTCCTGTGTAGCCTGCATTGGATTAAGAGAGATTTCTTTTAACTTTGCATTTATTAAATCAGGAGTCAAATATTGTTGACCATACATGCCGCTCATTGAACGTGAAAATTTTATTACATCCCAAACTGCGTCTTCTGATATAAGTTCTTTTTCTTCAGACGGAATTATCATTTTATCTTTTGCCATCAACAAGCCTCCTATCCACATGTTGGCACAAAAAGCTTGTGCATAAGTAATTTTTTATATTTTTCATATTTTTATTTATCCAATCATTGTTACACCTAAAAAGGCTGCTTCATCTTCATCTTTTGTGTATCTATCCTGCAAAAGGTCTAAATCCATCAAAGATACATAGTAGTTGAGGTATGAAACGGAGGTGTAACGGTCTTTGCGTGCCCCCGGGGGTTCCACTAATTTTATCAACCCGTTTTGCATAACCATTTCTAGAGCAATTGATTCATTAACGAAAAGACTTGTCTGTATATGTGCCTGCAACAGATAAGCTCTGATAGCAGAATTGTCTTGAATTAAGATATCCTTATTTTTAGATTTTATTAAGAATTCTTCTTCTGTGCTATCGTCAACTAAAAATGTTACTAGTTTCTTCTTTAGTCTTTCTCTAAACTTGACAGCAATTGCAGAGTTCAAAGCAGCAGTAGCCGATATAGGGAATATACAACCTCGTGCATCTTGTCCTAAAGTTCTGTCTTTCAATTCCTCATAGACTTTATTATCCACATAAGGAGAGGGCATTACAGTAAAGGCTTCGTATTCCGTTCCACGCTGTTCATCTTTCGTCACAGACGATAAAGAGTCAAATACAGAAATTCCAGCATTTTGTAAATCAAGTACTAGTACATCTCCTTGAAATTCTTCGAATATTTGTTTTATTCTTAAAGCTTGCAGGGCTGTATTTTTTCCGTTGTGTGATTCCATATAAGATATTTCTGTTAACCAGCCTTTTCTGCTAGGCAATAATCTTGCACAACTAATAATTGTATTATCATTGGTTGAGCCAGCCCTCATAGCAATGTCAACGGAGACAATTCTCATTTCCTCCGGTAGTTTGATTATATCATAGTTATTCTTTTTGGTTATTATATATCCTTCATCTGTTATTGGACGCCAGCTTCTTTTTACATTTCTATTAAATAACTTCATTTTATAAAACGAGAGTGCGGAGTCTCCTACGGGTATATTTTCATACTCCATCTTAAAAGTAATAGTATCTAAATTTGCTTTTTCCCGTATCATTTGTTTTTTTGTTTTTATTCCGTGTTTCAGTGAGATAAGATAGTCAAGGAATATACATTTTGTATCCGGGTCTCCGGCAGCGATTAGTCTTAAAAATTTCTTGCATTCAGGATACCATTCGGCGCTCTTGTAATGTGCTGATGTAATTATAATTTCCAAGGGTTCTTCTCGTAGTTCCTCGAGTTGAGAGTATTCAGGTTTTTTCATATAGGGTGGCTGCCTGATTATTAAGAAAGGACGAATTATAGCATCAATAATAGCGTTAGGAATTAGTCTTCGCTCTTCTAATACTGTTATATTGCTTCTGTGACCCCTCCCAGACTCCCCCGAAACGACTACGCTTATTCGAGAACCGTTTTTAAATGACATTTCCCATTTATTTTGGTTAGTTGTTATATTTAGTGTTTCTCTCGCAATATTCGGGTGTTCAGAATGCAATATCTTGCATTTTTCAGATATTATAAGTCCAGCCTGTGCTTTTGTAGAAGATAGCAATGCAATTGTTGTTCCGGGATATAATATCGAACGACAGATGCTGTAAACCGCTATCAACCACGATTTTGCTGAAGCACGGGATGCTATTGCTACAAATTCTGTAGAGCGAGATATTAGGTTTATAAAGAAACGTTGATATGCGTATAATTTTACACCCATATAGTGTTCTATGAAAAAACTCGGATTTAACCTATAAAAAGTTACCCACGAACGGATTCTATCTCGTTTTTGTATATCCATAGAATTGCTTGTTAACATTGAGTTTTGGTCTTCTGCTCTACTAAAACTCCGAAGGTTTGTTAAATTTGGAGAAGATTTTCTTTTTTTGCTCATTCTTTTTCTCCGGTGTTTTTTTAATTTGATATATTTTTTTTATTTTTCATAAAAATTTTATAAGTAGCTTTCCATCTTTTTCCTATAGTAATTCGATAAATTTGTTCATAATTAACATTGTATTTCTTACTAATTTCTTTTCTGGTAATGTTTTTATTATAAAACAGATTTAATATTTCTAAGACATCTTTTTCTCTTAGTTTTGACATACCATTATTTTCTCCACTACTAGTTATTGATAGTTTTTCTCGAGTTTTTTTCAAAAGATGTTTTCCGAACATATGATGATTTTCACCGCTATGGGCATCAGATATTTTTTGTTTGGTTTCTTTGGAAAGGTGTTTTCCCCATCTCGGGCTATTTTTACCTGTTTTCCCATACATCGGATTGTTTTTTCCAGAAGCATCGGCATGATTTTTGGATATTTTTGATTTAGTTTCTTCTGAAAGATGTTTTCCGATTTTAGCAGCAGATATTTTTTCTTTAGTTTCTTCTGAAAGATGTTTTCCAAAATTATTATTTTTTTCTTCAGTTTTAGCATTTGATAATTTTTTTCTAGTTTCCTCTGACGGGTGTGTTCCAAAATTATGATGATTTTCACCAGATAACCGGGGACTGCTTTCAGACATTTTTTTCTTAGTTTTTTCAGAATGATTTAACCCTCGCATGGGAGCTTCTCCTCCCCAGCTAAAGTTATATCCTTTTTCTGTAAAATGAGAATGTAATTTTTTTATCCAATGAATTTCACGCTCATTTAATAGCTCTATTGGGCATTTTTCTACTACCCAAAATTTGAAATTTTGTTTCCCATATTTTTTCCAAGCACTTAATAAATATTTATTCTCCTTATGATTATTAGTTTTAAGGAGATTTAAATGTACTCTTTTTCTTGTTGTAATATTTTGTGCTTGTCCTATATATTTTTTACCATCTATTAAATTTTCAAAACAATAAATTCCACTTTCCATTATTTCTCCTTACTTCTGTATAAGTTCTGATTTATAATAAAACTGTAGCACAGGCATTCAGAATTATGCTTTTCGGGGGCGACCCTATTGCTACAGTTATTACCTAATTTATTCTTCTTCCTCTGCTAAATTAAAATCTTTAACTTCTTCTTCTGTTAATAAATCAGCATCTTCATTTTCTACATCTTCCACATTAAAATCTCTGCTGCCTGTAATAAAATTTTGTAATGGTCGTAAAATATATTTTTGGAAATACTGTTCTGTATTTCCAACATCCGCATACAAATCATATCGACTATCTGATTTTAGCCATTGAGCAGGCTCTTCTTTTTCTATTTCTTGTATCCAGAGTCCAAAAGTCTGGTCACTATCATCACCCGCCGCTTCTTTTGCAGCATTAGGTGAAATAGCTAAGTTTCTCATCAATTCTTGTAATTCTTTTACAAGTTTTTCAGTATTATCCGAGTTTTGTCTGGCTGTTTTAATGTCAAGTAGTGTATAGCATACTCGTTTTAACAAAGTTTTCTCGGCATATGTAACAGCCGAGTGGGTATTCTTAAAGTTTTTATATTCATTCTCTAAAAACTCAATATCTTCTCTTTCAGTATTTTCTCCCCAAAAATCCATTACTTCTTTTGGAATAGGTATTTCGTCAATGTCAATTTCACTATCGACAAAAATAGTTCCGACATCTTCATATGTCATATCGGCGAGAGAGTTTTTATCCATCGACTTTTGTGTTGCTAATATCTTTGTCTTATATATCCCAAACACAGCATTCACATTTTTTCCACTTTCTAAAAGAGTATTAATGTGTGCAAGTGTCGCCGAAACTGCTTCATTAGAAAATTTTATATTTAACGAAGTACACATTTTATGAATTGCTTTTTCCATACTTTTAGTTTCATCATAAAATTTATCATATAAATCCTGCATACAGTTTTTACAAACACTTTGTAATAAATTAGTATCTATTAAACCAGCATCGGTTGCTTCGTAAAAGCTTTTTGCTGGGAGATGTTTTGTACATTTCCTACAATAATATAAGTCTGTATTTGGTAATTTTTTTTCTGCCATTTATTACTCTCCGTGTT